GCAAGGAATTATGTTTCATCCAAAGTCACCATACTATAGTGTATGTGCTGATGTAGTTGTAACTGCACCTGGTGGTAAAGTGCTTCCACATGAACATCAAATACCACAACCACAGTGGACTAATCCCAATATTAATAAAAAAGTAGAAAAGGTTGAAGCGACTGGTAAAGCAGAAGATCTAGACACACCATTATCAATCGGAAATATATAATTATTTCTTTTTCTTCTTGTTGACGTTTATAGGTAGAAGACCTTTTTTCTCCCTATAATTATTTGTTTTTATTTCACTAAGATTTGGTCTTCTAGTCTCTTTTCCAAGAATCTTATTAATTTTTGCTATAGCCTTTTTAACTACAGGTTTGACAATTTTTAAAAGTAAATCTGCAAGTGGTTTTGCAAGTAAAGCAGATGAAGTAGCTACAACTGCGATAGTAGCTGTTGTGCTGATGGTCGCTACACTAGGTAAGTATTGTTCCGCTATTGAAATAGGTTCCCATATAGTCTCACAAATTTTACCATCAGGTGTTAACTTATATTCTTTTACTTTTTCCGTACCTGCTTGATTTAAATCCCCTATTCTTCTTGCATTAGGTGGAGGACACTCTAGTGATTCTTCAACACCACCTACATTTGTATCAGGTGTTGATGGAGCGTCTGGTATTTCAGGTGCAGGTGGTTCTCCAGTATCAACTCCTTCAGGAACTTCGTCTGATTCTGTGTTCAAACTTCTCCACATTAGTTCTCTAGAATCATACATCACTGGATCATAATAAGGAGCACCAGCATCACATAATATTGTATTACCTTTAGGATCATCATCAACCAACATCTTATTTCTTGATCTCTGCTTTAGATTTTCCTTATGAACCTTGACGCAACCTGGCATATTAATTATAGGACTTCCTATGATTTCAGTTACAGGAACAGTTGGGGGAACTACAGTTGGAATATTATTATTAAATATTCTAGCATCAGCGATTTCATTTACACCAATACGACTTATACTTGTATCTGTTGATTCAATACTTTTCACAAATTGTACTTGATTACCCTCTACTTTTATGTTATCAGCGTTAGATACTTCTATTAAATTGGGATTATCTACTGATATATTACTTACATTTACTGGATTTACTATATCTGTTCCATTTACTTGTATCAGATCTGCCCCTTTTACTTGTACATTATCGGTATAAGGTATAGAAGCATCATAAGTTGTGACAGGACGTATGTTGTGTATACCAGACATTACTTTTACTGTTGTGGAATTTCTTCACGATAGTTTTTCTTTGGATCTTTAAGTCCTTTAACAGGTCCAGAACTCTTCGGCCAGTTATCAACTAATTGTCTATAAATTTCTTCCCTAACAACTTGCCTAATTTTTTCTATCTGTGCGTCTTCTCTTTTTTGAGGACCACCTGTTTGTTGATCAATGACATGATTTCCACCAACAAATGCACCAGTTCCAAGAACCGCTGTTGCTGTAACTGTGCTAGCTGCCTTTTGTATATCCATAATTATTCTATTAAAGTGCCAAGTGCCCTACGTATCTCACGTAATTCCTCAAAGTTCTTTTTCTTTGTACCACCATCATAACTCCATGCATATCCTTCTTCAATCATTTTTTCGTTAAGCGATACATTCCCGTCGCCAATATACAACCAGCCAAGAAGACGGCCATACTTTCCGACTCCACCATCGAGTTCAGTGCGAATAACGAGATCATCATCACCGTCAATAGCCCCTTCCAATTTTTCTTTAAGCCAGTTAGTAGCGTCGATCCCAAGTGCCTTCTCCTCTAAATCTCTTGTCCTCTTCTCAGGTGTATCAATTCCTGCGACACGAACTCTTTCTTTTTTGTATAGGTCAAAACCTAAATCTATTGTAACATCAATTGTGTCACCGTCAACAACTCTGTTGATTTCAATCACTCGAAAGTTGTAACAACTCTTTCGACTTGGTGGGGTCATTGCTCCCATATTTTATTCCTGTAAGTGGATTATTTATATACCTTGGTCTTTATATCTTTCAAAAAATTCTTTCAATGAGGATTGATTCTGTCCTTGATTTTCTTTTGGATCTAATTTATGATATCCCTTTTTCTTTTTCCAATCACTATACAACGCTCCCAGAATCCAAGCTTGCGATAAACTATGTGGTCCGTTTTCTAGAAGTTCTAGATACCTTTTATTACTGGTATAACTCTTATACTCTTCTCTCCAATTGGAGTCATCGTAAGGTTTTTCCATTAAAAAGTTTTTGGGTGAGTATTGATGTCACCATTATCAATAGTGGCATGGTCAAGATGATCGATGTGTTCGATATGTCCGTGATCAATATTTATGTGCACGTTGCTCTCTAAAATCTTTGCAATTTTTTCTAAACTATCCGCTATCCTTTTCAAATCATCATTCATGGGTCAAAAAATCCAAATGCCAAAATTATCAGAATGAATATCGTAAGATAAACTACTGCGTGAACAACCATATTATAACACCTTAATTTAAAAAGTGCAAGTTAAACGTATGCTAATCTAGGAATTACTACGATTGCAAATGTGATTATTCCTAAAACAATCACTGATGATTTTATTGGTAAGTCTTTCATTTTATCTGTTTAATAGAATCCAAAGAAAAAGGATGTGCCTGTAGATACGGTACATCCTCTCTTGCATTTCTTGCTGCTTCAAAAGCATCTTCAGCATATTCACCAATTTCATGGTGATGATTATTTTGGTCGTGCCAACCTAGTTCGTAATGGGACATGATTCTTTTCAACTCCAGTACATTATTATTTATTATAACAGACTAGGTAGAAATACGCATTAATGTGTGGACTCCCACACCTTTACTTGACTATATCTTCTAATGTAAACAAAGAGATAAATTCAAGTTCATTATTTTCCCAAACCTTATGATTTTCTTGACGATCTACGATTGCAACAACACGATTTACGATATAACCTGCATCTCTTAATACATTTACTGCCTTAATCGCACTGCTACCAGTTGTAGTTACATCTTCTAGAACTGTAACAACTGAACCTTTGGGTGGTTTATTACCTTCGATAACCTCTTTTGTTCCGTGTCCTTTTGGATTTCTTCTTACAATCAGTGCATCTATGTGTTTACCAGAGTAGTATGCTTTCTGTGCAATACCACATACAAGAGGGTCAGCACCAAGAGTAAGACCACCAACTGCTTTTGAATCTTTCTCTACATGTTCTATCATTAAATGTGATAGAAGTGCATTACCCTCACAAGATAGCGTGACAGGTTTACAATTTATATAATGTTCTGATTCTTTACCAGATGATAATTTAAATTGTCCATGTTTGTATGCTCTCTCTTTCAGTAGCATACGCAAAGTGTTTCTATGAGTTTCCATAGTCGTATTCTATCACAATAATTTATTAAGTCAACAGTTCCTGTTCAAGTCTTCTGCCATCGTGCCTCCAATTTCAGCACCTTGATTTCCACCGAACATTGCTACCCAACCAGATGCAACCCAACCAACAAAGGGAATATTGGTAAGAGTAGGAGCAGCAGCAGCACCAATACTTGTCCCAACCAATCTGCCTGTACCCTCTGCGGATCCGATTGCTTTGATACAGGCTTCACTTTTTCGATATGAATTTAACTCCTTTGCTTGTTCATCACTTAAACCAGGTGGTTGATCCAACCATGAACGATGATTAGATACTGGTCCGCCTTGATTAGTCTGACCATCCATGAAATACTCTTCTGTGATTTGAGAATTTTCATTTGCTAACCCTAAGAAACCACCCTTCGTTTTAATGTCCTTAGTAATAAATGCTGTTTTAGGATCATTTGCATTATAACTTATTTGATACCCATCCTTATCAGCAGAGACAATATATGAAGTATAAGGTCCTACAGGTGGACTAATGACTGGTAGATTATTCTTACGACTAACCATACCAATCAATCCTATATGCGATAAACCAATAACTCCACCTAGACCAATTGAAAATAATTTAATCCAATTCACATCTTTCATTTTTTTTACCTTCATTTACTTAGTATCAGGTGATATTTTAACTGGTGCTTGTTCGATACGAATTGTTTGTGCAGGTGCAGTCTGTGATGCTGCTGCAATTAACTTTTCCATATCACTCTTACTTACACCACCATTCGATCCATTAACTCCACCTTTTTTGGTCGTCTGGACACCAAATGTAGCTAGGACCCCCGTGAAGACCGAAGCTATGAAAGTTGGATCGAGGTCTTGTTTTGGCATTTTAAAAGCAGGTGGCAAGTCAACATATGCTAATGTTAAGATTGCACCACTCCATACCAAAATACCCAGACGTACAAAAGTTGAGAGAATCATCATTTGCTCTTCCTTATCGTCAGTAGCTTCTCTCAACTTTGATAGTAAACCTTGTTTTTTAGGTTCCTCTTTTTTTATGTCTTCTTTTTGTGCTTCTTCTTTTTTTCCTTCAGCCATAAGATTAGAGTGTCTATATTTATATAGCCACTTTAACTCTTACTTTTTACTGGTATAAAAAATTAATGCAATAATTGCAGGTCCAGCAATCACCACAACTGCAAGAGGTAATAATGTTGCCATATTAGAAAGATGGCACCCCTAAATCAGATGCAGGTGCGTCTACTGATGGTGATGGTAATGATGGTAGTGCTCCTCCACCGACTGCTCCACCAAGTCCGCCAGGTAATACTGATTCTAGTACTTTACCCTTAACGTTCTCAATGATTGCATCCTTGCGAACATATACATAACCAACAGTACCCACGACGGTGAGAGATACAACACCACTAACAATAGCGATTCCATTTACGATTTTTTGTAGCATAATACTATTTAATAAATTTGTTAATCATATTCACTGCCTTGACCAATATACTCTAAAAAGATTACATCAACATCATCAGCATTGTTACGATCTTTTGCTTCTAACCACTCTTCAAATTCTTGACTGATAGCGGTTGCATCTTCGACACAACGAAAATCGTAGTGATTGTTTTTCACTTTGACATCTTTTGTAAGTGTTTTAATTCGATCTAATGCCCAGTAATAGGTGTCACGAACTGCATTACTTGAAGTTGCCATAATCTTTTTTCATATATCGTCCAAGAATATTACTATTATAGTACATTGGTGTTCCATCGTCAAGTGACTCCATTAACACATTATGAAGGAAAAGTTGTTTTGTTTCTTCATAGTTTACTTTGCCAAGAGTTTTATGAAGACTTATGATTTCT